TAAAAGACTGGATGGACGAACACGCGGAATCCGGCTATTCAAATTATGTGGAAGCGGAGGCGGAAGATGCCTGTAAAATACATGGAGTCCGGGGAATACTAGACCATAAAGCAATTCAAAGAATGGCTGATGCTATGCCGGAAGATGAAAAAGAAGCCCGCATATTTGGGAAATTCGGCCACTTACTGGGCAGAGTCCACAAGAGATTTAACCGCAAGGTGCATGTAATAAAACCATTTATCTTGAATGAAAAAGACTGGACAACATACAAAGCGCTTGATCCGCATCCAAGAGTAGCTGATCATGTGATGTATTTATCCGTAAACAGTCGAGGTACTAAAATAGTTTCCGCTGAACTTGTAACCGAAGGAACTATTAAAACTCTCTATACACGAATGGTTGAACTTGAAACCAATTTACATTTCAGAATTGAAGACAGAATAATTGACCCTTCCGCTTTCAACGACGACCAACATAAAAAAGAAAAGAGTGTAGGAACCCAACTAGAAGAACTTGGCGGACGATGGATCAAAGGCAGTAAGAATTTAATGGCTGGAATCAAGCGAGTGGAAGATGCTTTTGATTATGAAATAAAAGCCGGCAAGTTTGTAAAAGAACCCGAACTATTTATTTTTGACACCTGCCGAACAACTATCAAACAGCTGGAAGAATACGTCTGGGCTGAATATAAAGGCAACGCCGCGGACGATAAAGAAAAATCCGGCAGACCAAAAGATAAGAACGACCATCAGCCCGAAAATCTGCATCGTTTAATGCTTCACGAACCTAAACATATTCCCTACCAACTCCGAATGAAAAATACTCCGTTGGCCAAGAGTACCGGTACTACCGACATCGCTGACCATGACTTTGATCCTTATTAGTAATATAATTTATTTATGCTTATGTTAAAAAAGAATTGGTTGCAAGTGGCAGTGTCTCTATGTGTTGGAATAAGTTTGACCTGTATTATTATTTTAATGTACCATTTTTATTTTTCTAATGACAAATTATCATTACCCTACAGTGCAACAACATACGGTCCCTGGATTGAAGAGATTTTGAAATTTACTGCTGCATTTCTACTGATACGATTTGTCTACTTCACTTCTTCCGCAGTTCCATTTATTGGACTAGGTTTCGGCTTTATGGAGCAACTTGTCTATTTTATAAATCGCAAAGATTTTACAGATAAAAATATAATCATTGTTTGGGTTCATATTGTGCTTGGACTTATCATGGGATATTTTTTCTACTTAGCTAAGAAAACAAAATATTTATTTCTAAAAATTATTTATTATATACTCGCCTTATCTGTGCCTGTAATTTTACATCTTGCTTGGAATATGGCGGCAAGTCTATCTAAATAGGGTTTATTTTTTAATAATTTTTAAGTTTTCCACACCCTTCTCAATCTGACTTTATTTTTTTAAATAGGCAGTAAAATTAGTTTGCACATAATCCGCTTTGGTCAAGGCGGATTTTTATTTAAAAACTAATTTTAAAAAATCTATGAGCGGTCAAATGATAACGAAGACAAGAATGACGAAATCAACAGATCCTAATGCAATGATATTTCACGGCGCAGCTCAGACAGGAAAAGAGGGTATGTATCATCCAAAAGCGCCAACTCCATTTCAAATGATTGGCGGAATGGTTGCTGATACGGTTAAAAATGCAGGCAAACTGGCAACAAAAGTTGCTAGCACTATTATGGGTCCAACTGTAAACGCCATGAAAATTGAAGATGCCAAGATGAAAGAGATGAGTCGTAAAGCTAAGTCGGGAGAATTTAATCGCTAATAATAATTTATATGATGAAAATAATAAAATCAATAATTCAATTCTTTAAAAATCTTTTCTCTTCTAAAGAGAATAATACTATCGCGAAAATAGAGACGCGCAGATTCCCTAGAAATCCTCGCCATTACCTTAACGGATTAGTATTAAAAAATAGTTTAAAACTTAAATGAAAATAAGAGTATTAAGAAAAATGCAGTATGGAGTTTACATGATTCACGTCATGCAATTTAACAACGTTTTTCAATACTTGTTTGCCAATAAAAAAGGGGAAATATTTCAATATCATATTTTTGTTCCGCGCAGTCTCTTGAATATTATCAAATACAAACTCCACTTGATTCCCATTCCATACACCAAAGAAGAAATGGAAGCGGCCGAGCAGATTATTCTCTCCGGAGCGATGACTACCATCGATGCGCTAATAGAAATTGAAAATAAACAGAGAAAAGAGGATAAAAAAGAAACTCTTGCTTTACCAAAAAACAAGGAATGTATTTGGCAAGTCACCGAAGAAAATAACTATATGGTTTACCGTTGTGTTTTTCATGGTGTTTCGGTCCCAATAGAGGAAGGCAAAAAACCTTTTCATGAGATAGGAATTTTGTCGCCGATGCAGTTTGTAAAATAAATATGGCAGACACCAAACCAAAAATTAAATACGCTGACATTACCAGGGAAGTCGTGGAATCCGATGATATTGTAACTGACGTCATCGATGCCAAGACCCAAGAAGCAATAATCCGCCAAGTGCAGAATGAATTTAATGTTGCCAATCCCTACAACATGGCCAAACGCAAAAAGAATCTGGCGCGCCTAAAACTTTATAACAATCAAATGCGAGACGATAAGGCAGTTGGCGATGGTTTGATGTTCACCACTTTTAATACTGTGCACGCTTCGCTATACGATGATCGATTAATTTCAAACTGGGAGGGCCGAGGTGGCCGGGGAGATGAAGACGTGGAAGACAACCTAAATGCAGTAACTGAATTTGATTATGATGTAATGCAGAAAGCAGAGCTCGACTATTACTGGAACTGGGATGCTGAATTTTTTGGCCGTGGACTTTTATTGATGATGGATTTCAACCGAGACGAAGGCAAGATGTGCCCGAGTCCAGAGAACCTAGATGCTTCCACTTTTATACGAGATCCTCGAGCGACTTCCGTAAATGGAACCGGACTCACTGGAAAGGGAGCGATGCGTTTCGGTGGATGGGAAGTAGGCGCAACATATTACGAACTCAAAGATTTACCCGGATATTTTAATATTGGCGCCCTAAAAAAGGGAAAAGAATCACCGGAAGATTTATTGGACGAACTCCGAGCAGCTCACCAAACAGCCTCCGGAACGGAAAATTTTACTTCCAGGGAAGAATCACTAGGAAAGTATGAAAACTACGAATTTCGCCTTTTAAACTGGTTTACCACCATCAAAGGTCAGAAGTACTTGGTAACGCTTGGAAACTCGCGTAGCGTTCTCGTGCGCTTAATGAAGATGGATTATAACGGTAAGTGGCCTTTACTTGACCGTACTTTATACCCAATGGCCGCCAACTGGGATGGAGTGTCAATTCCTGATCTAACGGAAGATAAACAACGAGCCCGAGCAACTCTTTTAAACATTGCTATGGAATCGGCAAAGTCTGAAGTTACTCCAACTTATCTTTTTGACCAGACGAAAATTAAAAATAAAAATGATTTAAATTTCCGCATAAATAAATTTGTTGGAGTGGATGGAGATATAAATAATGCTTTGGGTCCGGTGCAAAAATCAACCGCTCATGCTTACGCTTCTCTTATTATGGATGTGCTTGATGTTTCGGCTCAGCGCGCAACCGCAGCAACGGAAATGAGGCAGGGGATTCAAAGCCAAAAACAAAGAACTCTCGGTGAACAGCAATTAGCGGCTGCCGGTGGTGATACTAGATTCTCAATGTCTGCAAAAATATACGGCTGGAGTGAGAAAGCATTTTGGCTTCTATGGTATGTGCTCTATAAAAAACATTTTAAAAACGATATTGATCAAAAGGTTGTTCGCATTCAAGGTGCATCAGCTCCAATCTGGCGAGAACTCACTAGAGAAAATTTAATATCCACTGTTGACCCCGATGTAAAAATAGAATCAAAAATTATTACTGAAGGAAAAAGACAACAGAAACTACAGGGAGCAACAACCTATGCGACTCTAGCCATCCAAGACCCGGATATAAATAGGCGAGTGCTTTTAAAAGACCTGGCAAAATTAAGTGGAAAAACTAAAGAAGAGATAAGTCTTCTTTTTCCGCCGACAGTTGATGAACTGCAAGCCGAGGATGAAAACATTCTACTTAATAATAAAAAGACGGCAAAAGTTTCTGTGACTGATGACCACCTAACCCATATTGATATTCATTCTAAAGCGAATCAAAACGCCTGGAGCCTCGCCCACATTCTCGCTCATAAAAGATTAATGCTAGTCAAAAGAGATAACCCAGCATTATTCCCACCTAAACAGCCATTACAAGTTAAAGGCGCGCCTGTGTCCGGAGATACACCAACTCCGCAACCCGAGTTTGCCAATATGACCAAATGAAAAAGAAACTCACAACAGCAAGCGATCCTTCTAAAATAGAAATCCTGAAACAAGGGAAGCAAACGGAATTTTGGCGAATCATTATAGATGCCCTAGAAGAGAGCAAGGAAGACATCCAAAAAAAGCAAGACAGTGAAGATTTAAAAGAATTGAGTCCGGAGCTTTATAAAATTTACAACGAATTATTCAAGGCCAAAAAACAACTCATCGATACTCTGATAAAAACCCCCGACAATATTATTTCCTGGCTGACCAAACCCGTAACCGAAAGACAGAATTTTGATCCATACGACAAAGAAGAATAGATAGATCATTCACAATTAAATATTCCGCTTTAGGAACCAGTGAGGATTCAAGATAGGTGGTGGGTTTGCTGCCATACCACCTGCCTTGAGTCCTAACCGGCTCAACATTATCCGTCTAGTGAAATTGTTTTCTCGCCATTTCAATTTCGCTATGTTTGTCTTAAAAAATAACTGTCCAGGGGAATTGATAGTTTCCCTGTGATTATATAAATCTTATGGCTGAAGAAATCAAAAACGCTGCTCCGACCGAGGAATACAACGATGATGGAGGTAAAAATCCTGATTATGTTGCCCCGGCAGGTGATGGTAAGGGTGCTGACGCCGGCACTGAAAAGAAAGACGAAAAAAAGGAAGACGAAGAAGAAGTGTTTAACGACACTATCGACCCAGTCAAACCTCCGGAAATCCCAACCCGTAAGTTTAATTCTCAGCAGATTATCGCTCGCAAAAACGAGAAGATAAAAAAACTGGAATCCAAACTGAAAGAAGGGGATGAGGGTTATGTTGCTCCCGAGGAAGAGGAGGAGGATGAAGGCCCGACAGACGAACATGTCGAAAAGATTGTCCAAAAAACGATAGCTCCCCTTCTTGGTAAGCTCGCGAGTGATGCGGATGAAGCGGAATTTCAGTCTTTGGTGAAAGCCGAGCCTGATGCCGCCAAATATACCAATCACATTAAGGCCTATATGGCCCACGATGCCTACAAGGGAGTATCGCCCACTGTTATCTACCATCACTTAGCTTGGACTGCCGCGCAGGCTCTCGGCGCTAAAAGGAAAAAGGCCGCAGACCTGGATGCCGCTCAGCATAAGAGTGGAGGCAGACAAATAATTGATAAGGGAACAGTCGGAGATTTCCCTTCCGCTGATGAAATATCCGAAATGTCTGATGAGGATTTCAAGAAATTCGATAGCGAACTTGAAAGGGGAAGATTCTCAAAAAAGTAAAATACCGCCACGGATTATAAAGTTTTCTAAATGGCGAGTTGTGAAATTGTTTTTTAACATATAAACAATACGCAAAAATGTTATGGCTGACATGGACACAAGTGTCATTACGCCCGGGCTCAACGGTTATTACAACCGTGTGATGCTTCAGGCTGCGACACCGCTTCTGTTACATCTAAGGTTCGCGCAAGTGAAAGATATTCCGCAAGGTAACGGTATGGTTGTGAAGTTTCGTCGATATGGATTACTGGCAGCGGCCACTACTCCTCTAACCGAGGGTGTTACTCCAAACGGGAGTTCTCTCTCAATTACCGATATTTCCGCTACCTGTGCGCAGTATGGAGACTTTGTTACTTTTTCTGATGTCATTGAATTTGCCACCTTTGATCCGTTCCTTAAAGAAACGGCTGATAAGTTGGGCCAGCAAGCTGGTAATTCTCTTGATCAGGTTGCGCGCGATGTTATGATCGCTGGCGCTTCCCACCAATACGCTTCGAGCGCTGTTTCTACCGCAACTGTGACCGCCTCGATGACGCTTACTCGCGATGAAGTTCGCGAAGCGGTTCGCACACTTCAGGGTAACGATGCAAAGAAACTGACGAAGATTGTAAATCCTTCTTCCGGTTTCAATTCTTCTCCGATTAATGCCGCTTATATCGGTATTATTGACCACATGACTTTGTTTGATTTGAAAAATGAAGTCGGCTGGATTCCGGTGGAAGAGTACGCAAGTAATGGCAATGTTATGGAAGGGGAAGTTGGCGCAATGGATGATGTTCGTTTCCTCATGACGACTAACGGATACTCCGTAGTAAGTTCCTTAACCACGGTCCACAAGACTTTGATTATGGGGCAAGACTATTACGGTATTACCCGAGTCGCCGGCAAGGCCTTGAACAACTATGTTGAACAAGGCGGAGGTACATATGATCCTCTTCACCAAAGAAAGACCAGTGGTTGGATTGCAACTTTTGTAGCGAAAGTTTTGAACTCCAATTTTGGTGTTGCAATCGAACACGGCGTAACTCCTTAGTAATTAATTATTAGTAATTGCCAGTAAAACCTACTGGCAAAGAATCCAAAATTATGGCTAAAGTACCAAAAAAGTTAGAGAGAAAGCCAGTAAAACCTACTGGCAAAGAATCCACCGAAGAGGTGGAGGATACTGATGTTCCTAAAGAGGAAGAAGAATCGGAAGATTCTCCTAAGCCTGAACGCATTTCTTCAACCGATGGGGAAGTCGACGAAAGCCCCGAGGAAGTAGATTACCTCCAAAAATATCAGTACAAAAAGGTCAATAATGTTCCGCAAGTTGGCGGAGTGTTGACTGATCCAGATAAGGGAAGCAAGGCCGAGAGGATGAAAGCGCATCTGCTCTCTCAAAGGAGAGTTGAGATTCTAATTCCGCTTGAGCAAGGCTCCAGTCCGAAAGTCCCTTATTCCTGGGGCGCAAATGGTTATCGTTTAGATTTTCCAGTCAATCAATATGTCACGGTCCCTAAACAGGTCTCTGACGATATTAAAGCCGCAAATAATCAGACCATCACCGCTCTCAACCAGTTTCGAGCTGGAGAGGAAAAAGCGGAGTAGTCTGTAGTTTTATTATTAAGTTTTCTTAACACTCCAATGACGAAAGTCCGAAAGGAACGAAAGTATTGGAGAAAATAAAGTGGCTATTACAAGCACTCAAAGTAAAAATCCCGCAAGTGTAGTTCAAATTTGTCACGGAGCATATATTGACACTGGAACGATTGCAAGCACCCCAATGGTAATTACAACCGGTTTCAAGCCAAGATATGTGAAAGTGGTAAATACCAACGCTTCCGGAGATGTGATGTTGGAATGGTTTGAAGGAATGACTGCCGGATATGCGATTAAAACCGCTATCGACGGTACTCGTTCAATGATTACCTCTCTTGGAATCACTGTTTCCGCTAACGGGTTCACTGTTGGAGATGATACAGATCTCCGCGTAACCAGTGAGCAATTATACTGGCAAGCTTCCAACTAGGATTATTAAAATGCGGCGTTTCTATTCGCGCCTGTCAGTGAATCCGCACACTTAACAAACAGGCGACAAAAAGTATGGCTAAATTTGAAGCAACAATAGCTGATGCGGTCCGAGTTGCAGTCCACGATGATGTTCTTCGCGCTAGTATTCTTACTACCGGAGAAGTATTTTTCGTGATTGAAGATTCGGATACTGATTATGCAAAAATAGTTCAACGTTATGGCAAGAAACGAGTATTCCTAACCTTGAAAGAGGCTTACGATGCTTGTACCTCAAATCGCGGAGATACTATTTTTATGAGCGCAATGACTACTCACTCTGTAGCCACTGGTTGGATATGGAGCAAGAGTAGAATTAATGTCATTGGTTTGGACGGAGGAGACCGTCTCGTTCAGCAAGGTACCAAGTTGGAACTTGCCGGAGTGGTTGATTCTGCCTATGTACTCCGAGTTACTGGTACTCGAAATTCTTTCAGAAATCTTAAGATTATTCAATCATCGACTCACGCCAACGCTTTGCATTGTGTAGAGTTTGGCGGCGAAGGAAATTTGTATAAAAACTGTTCCTTCCTTTTTGGTGTGGTAAATAATCTTGGTTCCACGGATGCCGTCGAGGCAGTCGTCGGGGAAGATTCTGGAACATTTATAAATTGTTCCTTTGGTACCGATGTGCTCTTAACTTCTGCGGCTAGAAACATAATGACCCTAACTACCGTCACCGGCGGAAACGCTGATGGCGCGAAGGGCAATCGATTTATCGATTGTGAATGGGTTGTTCAGTCTTCTAATAACGGGGCTGTGCTTTTGAAAGTATTAAGTACTGCTGGCGCTAAATTCTTAAATAGATTTATCAACCCAGCATTTATTGCTGTCAAAAACGCAACTAATGTGGCAATCGCTATTACTAACGCTATTCAATCAGTTTCCGGTTTCAATGAGGGTTCAGTTTGTTTTACCCGACCGGCTACTCACAACTGTACGAATGGTTGCGATACGCTCACTGCGAATGTGTCTATTGCTGGAGCTCCTGTGTTCTCAAGTAATGCTTGGGAGGGCGCGGCACCGGCCTAGCTCGTTTGTTTCTTGGGGAGCGGGAAATCCGCTCTCCTCTGAAGCAAATAAGCTTCAATTATAAATTTAATCAAAAAATATATTATGCCAAAAATAAAAAATATAGATTTAAGTGAATTATCAAAAACTACCTTAGATTCATTCAACATTCTAAAATGTAGTCCTGGAGCATTCACAGGAGGCACAGATAACACTCGCGGAGACAAAGACGGCACAAAGGCTGTTCTCCCCCTATTTAAGGTCACAGGGGTTGTTTTAGCGCGAATATTCGCTGTTGGTACCGTTGATCTAGTCGGTGCTGCCACTTTGGAAGTCGGGGTTGCTGGTAATACAGCATCGCTCATCGCCCAACTGGCAAACGCAACTAGTATTTCTGCTGGAAAAATTTGGAGTCAGGCATCTTGCGCGCTTGGTGTGCAACTTCTTTCCACTGTGCTTGGTCCGTATATTGTCTCTGCCGGACATCTGGGAACGATTACAATTGACGAAAAAGTCGCCTCGGCAGATATTACAGCCGGAAACTTGGATTACTACATTCTTTGGAGACCTATTAGTCCGGACGGAAATGTCGAATCATTATTCCCGCCAGCAATTAGTTAAAACACAATGAACCTAACAGAATTTACAGCTTTAATAAGAGAGGAGAAAACGAAAACAAATTCCACTACTTTTCCCGATTCTAGAATATTACGCCTGGCTAACATTTTCAAGAATGAAATTTGTTCTAAAATAGTAGCGCGCAATGCCGGATATTTTCTAGTCCCGGTGGTCTTTGATTTGGTGGCCGGCCAGCGGGAATATAAATTCCCGGACGATATGATAGACCGAATGCACAAATTGGAATTGAAGTTTGATTTAACTTCTGCCAGATTTCCTTCCACTTATCTCAAAGACTATAAAGGATCGGAAACCGAAAGTGAGATAGTCAAAAATTTCGGAAACAATGAAAGACAATTTTTGCACACCATTCGCCGCCGAGCTGTCTTTATTCTTTCCGGAACTATTCCGAACGTAGTCGGTGGTGGCCGTTTTCTTTACTATGCTTATCCGCCAGACTGGACAACACTTACGGGGAGCACGGATATGTCTGTCGATCCATCCATTACCACTTTCGGCTTTCCTATTGGCTTCCACGAACTCCTAGCCCGCCGAATATCCATTGAATGGAAAAGTGGCCAAACAAAACCTGTCACACTTTCTCGTCATGAACTCAACTATGAAAACGATCTTAAGCTCGCTCTAGATGCCATCGCTAGTCCCGATGAATCGGGGGAGATTATAGGGAACAGCCTTCCTGCTGAAGATACGGGACACAATGGCTGGGATTATTAAAAATTAACTTATAAAAAAATGGCTTCAAAAATACCAAATAGCGCAAAAGCGAACTTAATTAATGGCGCGATTGATTTAGATACAAACACAATTAAAGCAAGGTTGGTAATGACTAACACTACTTGTGATACGGAAGAAGATGCAATTACTAATCTGACGAGTTATACAACCATAGATGCTTCAAACGCTTCGGGTTATGCGGATGTGACTTTGACTACTCCAGTCGTGACTGCTAACGATACGGACAATAGAGGTGATTTTAAAGCGGACAATATTGTATTTGCCGGCTTGGGTGGAGATGCCAGCAGAAATTATCAAGGTATTCTAATCTATAAATATGTCGCCGGCGGAGATGCAAATTGTCTACCGATCGCCTTCATAGAATTTACATCAGCCATTCCCAAAGAAGCAACTCAAGTGACGGTTCCGGCTTCCACGACGAATTTATTACAAGTAACACAGGGATAAAATATGACAAAAACCAAAGAAGAACAAAATAATAATGTTGTCTTTGATAAACACTGGTTTCAAAAACATCAGAGTAAACTTCTTTGGCTTTCAAATTCTTTTTTAGGTGAATATATTTTTCAGTTTAAGAAAATGGGGCACCATCTTGACCCTAAAAAAAGAATTACAAAAATAACCCCCTATTCAGTTGCTCAATTTAATAGAATTGTAAAAACTAAAATAGGTAAAGAATATGAATATACCGAACATTTTTTTGGTCAAAATAAATATGCTCAAAAACTTTACTTTATTTTACTTCCTATATGGTATGCAATGCACATTTGGGACTGGTTTGTAGCCGATCATTTCCAACTTGCTCCGCAATTAAGTTTTGGATTTTCTACTTTAACAAAATGGCCAGGATCTACTGGAACTAATAATCCAACTGATGGGTATCTTATTCGAGATGCTGATAATTCAACATGGGCAGGAGTTAGAGACGGTGCTGGAACTTATAAAGACGATAGTGGTATTGGAATGTCCGTATTGGTCCTTTCGGGAACAAATAATTCCACATGGAGAGCTATAGGGAGATCTATTTTTTGTTTTGATACTTCCGGATTAACAAGTTCTGCCGTTATTTCTTCCGCTGTTTTATCTTTATATGGAACAAATAAATCTGATAGTTTTACTTACCCTGCCACTCCAAATATAAATATATATGCTTCTACTCCTGCCTCCACTTCAAGTTTAGTAACTGGTGATTTTACTCAAGTTGGTTCAACTGCCTTATGTGATACGCCGATTACTTATGCTGGATTTACAACAACCGGATATAATAATTTTACTCTTAACGCTGCAGGAAGAAGTAATATTTCTTTAACAGGTATTTCAAAATTTGGCGCAAGAAATGCAAACTATGATGTGGCTAATTCCGCTCCATATCATCCAGCGGCTGGACAACAAGTTGCTTCTCTTAGTTTTTATACATCTAAATCTGATTTTACTGGAATAGGAGGAACACCAACCTCCGGAGATCCAAAACTAGTAGTTACATATACACTTCCAGATCTAGAAACTGCTTCCTTTTCTGCCTCATCTATACTTGCCACTATTCCCGCTATTGTCGCAAGTTTTGCAATTGCTTTAACCGCCGTCTTTTCTCCGGTTCCAGTGCGCGCAACTGTTCCTGCAATAACCGCCACCCATGATATTTTTATCGTAAATTTCTCTCCTGTTTCTATTCATATAACAAACCCAACTACTACTGCAAAATTGCAAATGCCTGCAACTTTCTCTCCTGTTTCTTTAAAACTTACTATCCCTTTAATAAATGCTAGCAATGAAGGAAAATTTTATGCTATTTATTCTTCTATTGCTTTAAAAATAACTCAACCAACTTTCTTTCCAACATACCAGATGTTTGCGCATTTTTCTCCAGCTTCTATTTTATTTTCTCAACCCTTAATCACCCCCAAACACCTTCTAGGCAACGTGGACGCTTTTTTTCCTTCACCATATTTATCCTTATTGGCTCCCAATCAAACTCCAAAATTCCGATATAAAGAAGGACTAAACAGTAATTCATTCACTAAGGAAAGCCTACAAGATAACTCTTTTACCAAAGAACCCTTGCAAACAAACACTTTTTCCAAAGAAGGATTACAAACTAATTCTTTTACTAAAGAGGGACTGTCGGGAAACTCTTTTATAAAAGAACCGTTAAATAATATATAAATATATGGAAAACGATATATCAAAAATGAGTGACCACGATTTGCTTATAACAATGCACGAGCAGATTAAGGGAATAAAAGTTGACATCAAAGATTTAAAAGATGGCACTTCAAAAAGAATTGATGACCTTGAACAAGACAAAGCCAATAGGGAAGATTTGGAAGTGCTTCAAAATAAAATAAATAACGATTTGGAAGTGAGAACAAGAAAACTAGAAAATAAAACCTCAAATTACACGCTTACTTTAACGCTTTATTCAATAGCAGTTGGGACAATGATTGGGCTTATTATTTTTCATATTTTGCAAAAATAAAATGGCATTAATTTTTAATGGACAATTTCAAGGGTTAGCGAATAGTAAATGGTCCGGCGTGGCTGGCAGCTTTTACCGTTCTGTGGGCATCGATGGCCATTCCCAACCCGGCAGTCTTACTGTCCATCAAAAACTGACTAAAGAGTCGGGTGCGACTGTAACCGAATTATGCAAAGTCCGGGTGGCTTGCTCTAACGGATATTCATTTTGGTTCTCAGCTGAAAGCGGAAAAATATGGGCGAGAAAATCTGACGGAACATGGAGCCTGGCTTATACTACCACCGCTGGAGCTGGTGAAGTAAAATGTCTCGGCGCCATAGAATACAACGGCTTTATTATTTGGGCGACAGAAAGTAGGGTGCATATAATCGCTGTGGCTGATGCGGATGATTCTTGGGCAAATGTGGTTTTAAACTGGGCAACATTTTCTATAACAAATAAAAACTATCATCCGATGGCTATTCAAGATCTAACTTGCTTCATTGGAGATGGTAACCAAGTTTCCTCTATCGATGACACAATAACCGCAACACCAGGAGTGGGATGGAACGATAACGCGCTAGATATTACTGATGGACTGATTATAAAAACAATGACGGAATTTGAAATTGATTTATTGATTGGAACAGTGACGGTAGCAACGACAGTAAACCGAACGCAAATCATACGATGGGACTGCGTGAGCCCATCCTGGAACACATCCGATCCGATAGAAGAAGTCGGTATCAATGCTTTTATTCGAGACGATAATTATACCTATGTAAACGCCGGGCGCGCAGGAAATATTTATTTTTATGATGGCGCGAATCTCCAACCATTCAAGAAATTACCGGGAAATTTCTCTAATACTCAATATGGAATAATCAATCCTGGAGCTGTCGGAAACTATCAAGGCAGACCAATCTTTGGATTTTCAAACGGAGCAGGCAATCCAGCCCTACAAGGGGTCTATACACTCGGGTCCTACTCAAAAGACTACCCGAAAGTGCTAGATCTTTCCTGGCCTATTTCTTCCGGGAATATGTCCGCTATCGAAATCGGCGCTGTCCTCGTTTTAGATTTTGACATCCTTGTTTCTTGGAAGGATAGCACAGTACCAGCCTCAATAACTTATGGTGTAGATAAAATTGATTATTCAAATAAATACGCTTCCGCTTATTTTGAAACTGTAAAATTAGCGCAAGACCAAAGGGAAACACAAAAAACTTTAAGAGAAATTGATGCCTATTACGATTCTCTGCCAGCAAACACCGGATTCAATTTTTATACTAGCAAGAATGGCACGGCATATGATAGTGCTCTGACTTCAGTGACTGACGTGGATGCGGCCAAAGTTTATGCCGAAAATATAGGTCTTGGAGAAATTGGAAGTTTGCAAATAAAGGTCGCCTTTATTGTTCATAACAACGATGCGCCAGTAATGGAAGCGCTCGGAATAGAAATATAATGCCCGACGTAGAACCACAACCACAACCCGAGCCATCGCCAACTATGGACTATACTCAACTACGCCAGTCTTTTCAAAATATTGGAATTAAGGTATTTAAGCGCGCGCTGCAGTCATATAATTTTGTCTCGGGAGTAATTGGCTGGAAAATATCTGCCGATGGAGTTATTGAAGCAGTGAATCTTATTTTGTCCGGGATTGTTTCTGCCACTGGATTTTTCTTTGGAGTGACGACTACACCAAGTGCCACTGATGGAATGATGTGGTGCGCATTAAATGGCTCATATAAAGTTTTATGGGGCTATTGGGGCGGAATAGGAAGCAAACAGCAAATTTCAATGAGTAAAATGTTTGCTCAAGGAGACTGGGATAATGACAATACTGCCGGTGGAAGTGATTTAACGAAAGATTTAGAAATACCAACATGGTTTCAACCACGATCTGTGGATGCAAAAGCATTTATGATTAATTCGGCACAAACAGAATTGGGAATTTCCACTGGTTTTGCTCAAAATGGAAGTCAGGGAGTAAATACAGGAATGAAATTTAAAGTAAAGACAGTTAGTAATGTTGTTTCTGGATTGTCGGTAAATTATATTAATAATCTTTTTTCAGGTTCTAATCTTGCTATAAACCCAAATCCACAAATACCAGTGACAATAGATGGAGGTGGACACGTCACATCAAAATACGATGATACGGGAAAAGATTTACTTGTTGGAAATAGTTTTTCATATGCCTCAGCTGTTAATTCTTTGTCTTGGACAAATAATAGTTTAATGGTTTTTGATACAGCTCTTGTTTGGCAAAACAATACTTTACTTTCTGATAAAGATGCCGCTTCTTTTGCAACCCTCAATGCCTACGCCTATGTTTTATCCTGGACTGATACCAAAGTAACAATCCGAATAGTATGCAAGCCAGGTTTCAGATTATTCTGCCATTTTAATGTAATAGGATAATTTTATGAAAATACAAAAAACAAAAAAAGAAATAGATTTAGAAAAAATCAGCCAGCAACTTGATGCTTTTGGAGACAAAATAACAAACAATGATGACTATGAAAAATATAAAACTTTAATAGAGCAAGAAGCCCAACTACAAAAAGACACACTAATAGAAACAATGATAGCAACTACAAAATTTAATAAATCTCTTAAAAAAGGAGAAATGCCAATCATTACTATGCCGGAAATAAAATTTCAAAATAGAAGCATCAGGGTGGAAATGAAAATACCTTTACCAACAAAAATAGAATCAATTAAACCAACCATTATTAATTAACACACAAAAATATGGCAACACAAGCAGCATACAATGCAAATACAGGAAAACCACTTTATGTGGGAGAAACAACCGTTAAGGATGGCATCACTTACATTGGTACAACTCCTAAACCAGTTTCTGCGCCGATGATCGTAAATACTGACGCTAATGGAAAAGTGAGCGCGGGTTCTTCTGCGCCAGTTTCTTCCTCTCCCACGCCGGCAGCGTATAACGCAAGCAATGGTCAACCTCTTTATGTCGGTCAAACAGTAACTTTCAATGGCGTAACATATACTGGCACCACGCCAAAGCCAGTGGCAACTCCTGCAGTTTCCGCGTCTGTCGCTACTCCGGTTGCTACCCCGGCAGTTTCTACCCCTACAGCCTCTACAACCACTCTTCAACAAGGCACAGGGACTTCTACGGCACCGGATGCGAGCGTAAAGGCTATCCAGGCACAACTAGGTATCACAGCTGATGGAATCTTCGGCCCACAGACTAAATCGGCTATTATGGCCTTCCAACAAGCAAATGGGTTGACTGTAGATGGAATTGTAGGCCCAAAGACACAAGCCGCGCTTGAAAAGGCCGGTACCTCGGCATCATCTGGAAATTCTCCAATGGTAGTAAATTTGGACGCTAATGGTAAAGCAATTACTTCCGGACAAAATAATTCTAATAGTACGGATACCACTAAAACTGGAGCATCACTTGGAGCGACAGATCCAACAGCGACCATCAATCAAATAAATACGGATGCTAATTCTGCGCAAGATAAGGATGTAGAATCCTTGATAAATAGTTTGGGTGACAATGTCGATGTTTCCGCTTCCACTAAATTAATTGAGAGTCTTTTAAATACATTCAACACAGAAAAAACCACAACGGACAATGCTCCAACTTTAACTGAACAACTGGCATCTAAGCGCGCGGAGCTCGGCGTAGATCCACTGGAAACTAATTTAAATACTATCGATGCCCAGATTGCCAAACTAGACTCAGACAATGCGGCCTTACAGGAGACAGACAATAACCGAGTGGAAGGAATGAGCCAAATAAATCGCCGAAAAAGTGCTGACCAAATAAATTATGAAACGCAAAAAAATGCGCTTACTCTTCAACGCAATTCTGTCGCCAATGAACTCAACACAAAATATGCCGTCATAAATACTTTCATGCAGTATGCGAGCCAGGACTATAATAATGCTCAACAAAATTATACTACTCAATTTACAGAGGCATTAAACTTAATCAACCTGGCCAAAGGGGTGGAAGATACGGCAAAATCTGATGCGGAAAAAGCGCAAGATAATGCGAAGGCAAATATCACTACCATAATGACCGCGCTGAAAGGGAAAGATTATTCAACTCTCGATCCATCAACCCAGGCAACTATCACAAAAATGGAATCGCAGGCTAACTTGCCGAGTGGTTTCGTTAAATTTATTCTCGAAAATTCAACGAACGAGCAAACACTTCAAACTATCGGATCTACTTACACAGATGCCAGCGGAAATAGAGTCGCGCCAGTTTATTATAAAGACCCTTCAACTGGAGTGATAAGCGCTTCTCTAATTACGCTTGGTCCCGATGGTTCCCCGGCTAATAATGATAAAAACGCAAATCTTGGCCAGGATATTGTAACCTCCGTGACAGATATGAAAAATCATATGACTCAAAACAAGCAGAGGGGAGTTGACCCAACCGTCTATCAACACTACCGCCAGCAAATCTTTGACCAATACGGTTCTGCTGGAGTGACAAAACTGGATGCGGCCATCAAAGCAGCCGGCATGGCTGTGGACTACGGAGGGAATAATTTCATCCCAGTGGAAACAAGCGCCGTTAGTAAGGAGAATGAAATAGATCCGGCAACTGGACTACCTAATTGGCTAGTCGGAAAATAAAATTATGATAACACCTTTCTACCCAACTAAAACCGGAGAACCAATTCCAACACCTTTTTATCCTACGCCAACCGGCGCACCACTTTCTGTTACTCCGCTGAAGCCAAAAATCCTGTCTTTTTTTACTCCACAAGCGATTGCGGAAAAATTAAACTTGCCGGAATACCATGCACCAGAATATAAACCATTATCTTTTGAGCAACCTAAAACAAATATAGTAAGGCAAGTTTCTGATTTTTTCTTTAAACAGCAACCGGTGCAGATTCAACCGGCTTTCACCAAGCCAAGTGAAGCCACAATAACCCAAGGAACGAAATCAGAGGAAATGCTTTTCAATATTTTTAATAGAACACCGGAATTTTTTGCCGGACTTATTCCAAAAGTAGTGGCCGTAGCTTTTCCAAATCAGAAAATTGTGACTCCCTTCGGCATCGATGCCGGAAGATTAACCGGAGCCGGCGGAGAAGAAGGACAAAAAGAACTGCAAACCTGGGGGCAGGACTATCTAGATCAATGGGTAAAAGCGGATATTGCTTCCGGTATTCCGGCGGACAAATCGGCTGATTCTATGAATCCGAGATCCCTCGCGCACGGAGTGTCCTCCGCTTTCTTTAATGTGGTCATGCCGGCAACGGCTGTGGCAGATGTAGGACTAGCATTTACAAAAACTGCTACCAATATTTTAAAACAAACAGGATTCAACCGAGCGCAATTGGATGCTCTTTCCAACCTGGAAATAAACCCAACTGAAGCGCAAATTTTAGAAGGACAGCAAGCGAGAAATTTGGTAATAAAACAAGCAAATATAAAAGCTGGGCAAATATTGGAGCCATATACGTCTGCAATAAAAGAAAAAATACCACTACCAAAAAGCGTAACCGTGCAAATGGATGCCTTAGGGAGAGATGTAGCCACAGTCGGCAGTTATTATGGAATGCCAAAACCTCAACCTACTTTCTTTGGAGAATTTGCGAGAAAAATAGCGGATGCTTTCACGGCTCCAATTTCTTCACTCGGAGATAATTTACCATTTCATACAATCCCGAATTTAAACAAACAATACGAACTTCCCGGATACAGACGAACCGCCGAAGCGGGGGGAATAAATATCAAAGGTGAACCAGTGGGATTTGGAGAAAATGTTCCAGAAACATTACCTCAAGAAATAAGTGTTCAAACAGAAGCAAAAGCAGTTGGAGCAAAAAGAATTGCGCCAGATCGAGTAGCGCACCAACAATTAAGTCCAGAGCAGGGTATTTCTTCTTTAATTGAAAAAGCAAAAACAGTGGCTAATAATAATTCCGCCAGCTGGTTAAAAGCAGTAGACGGATTGAATGGCTTGATACAGAAATACGGAGAGAAAATTCCACTTAGAACCGAAGAAAATCTTAAAAAATATCCCGGACTCCTAGATGATTTTTACAAATACAGCGGTCTTAAAAGTTACGCAATTAATCCTAAAAGCTTAACGGATATGAGAGATCAGTTTTTACAAAAAGCAGATCGGGTAAAATGGACTCCGGAAAAAGAACAAAATTATAGAAGCAAAGTAGAAACTGAATATAAAGACCTTGTGAAAAAAGATATAAGCAAAGGATATAAATATCCCCAGGCTGTTTTGGATTATGATAAGTCTTTTCAAACTGCTGTTGATAATAGAGAGAGATATGAAAAAGGGCTGAGGACTTCTTTTAGTTCGGATGATTCAAGGATAGTTTTTGAAGATATGGATAAAATTGGGGCCGGAATGAAAAGACAGGACGGTAAGCCTATTACAGATGTACAAAAAGCAGAGATCAAAAACGGCGTAATTGATTTCGCAAATGAATTGGGTATTGATATGAAAAAACTCGCTGAAAATGAAAGGTGGGTTTATGTTCACTTGAATGGGAAAAATCCATTTTTAATGAAGATGACCGCTGGTCTTTATCGTCTAGGAAAAGACAGTGTGAGTATTTCTGTTGGAGGGGTTGAATCATTCGATGAAATTATTGATGGAAAAAAAGTTAGAAAAACAGTCAATACTACAATGGCTCACGAACTTGGCCATGCTTTGGATTTTAAATTAAAAAATAAACTTTTTGATACAGAATTTTTATATGCAAGAAAAAATGATTTTAATCGTTTTGTAAATGGATATTATACTCGTGGCGCAAAATATTGGAAATCCAATGTAGAAGTAACAGCTAGGATGATTGAAGAATATGTTGCCATTAAAAAAGGACAGTTAGGTTATTTTGATCGAGAGGGATATTGGAATAAAGATATTTTTGATAAGGCAATAAAACCGGTTGTAGAAAATGCAATAAATAAACATTTTTCAGAATATAGACAGACTACTCCTATTCAAAATACACAACCCACAAAATCAGAACAGGTTAATCTTGCCGCTGAGAGAGCTAAGGCAGGGGAAGTGTTTGGTCCTAGAAATCAGAATCTACCCATTAATGACCCTAATCTACCCAAAATAGACCAGGCAATCACCAACGGTGATATTAGAATAGTCCGCCGGGGTAATGCGGATGTCTACCAATATAAAAACAAAAAAGGGGATTGGATAAGTGCCAAAGACCAAGACACTGCTTTGGAAAAATTAAATGCTCCGTCAAAGGTTCCAACTCCACCAAAAGAAAAAGTGTATGCGCCTCAAGACCAGGCAAAACTAGATGGTGTAAAAGCCCAACTTGAGAACGTACGCGAGCGATTAAAAGAGCATCCAGCGGTCCAAGGTATTAAAATAAAAAAGTTAGTCAAAGATCCAATAACCGGAGAAGTAACAGAAAAAGTGACAGAAAAAAATCTTCTTGATTTTATCAACCAAAGGACTGGACAATTTGAAGACTTTAAAAATCCTAACCTGGCCGAGACTCCAGCTGAAGCAGAAAAAATAAAAGCAAAAAATGCTCTCATTACTAGAACCACCGAGAATGCTTTTGATAGTAACCCAGAATTAAGCAGTAAATTTGATAACCCGGATACTCTCCGAGAAGTAATTGCGGATTATAAAAATACGCGCGATGTGGAAAAAACTCTCGTGTCTATGAGAAACGACCTAGAACAAAATCTTGTTCCATTACAAACTCCGGAAGAAATAGCAAAACAAACTTTAAGAAATGAGAAAGATATTGCAATAGAAGCAAGAAGAAAGAAACTTGAAGCGGCGCAGAAAAAAGTAAATGAAGCCGAAGCGCAGAAACAAGATAAAATAGCCAAACTAGAAACGGAAAGGCTAAAACCGAATACTGGCAGAAAATTAAATACCCTTAATCCAAAATCTTCACTTGATCCGGAGACTCAGAAAATATTTGAAAAATTCTCCCGGACAATGAATGAAGCGAAGATTGTTGGACTTAAATATGCCAACCAAATGCCAGAGATTGATAAACTAGGGGCTAAAGCCTTTTATCAATTTGAAGATGGTGTAGCGCCTTTCCAATGGGAAATAAGGCAGAAATTCGATAACTTATATAGATACGCGCGCCAAAATGGTTTCGACGAGTTAGGGTATGAAGATAAATACCTACCGCACGTCTATGAGAACACTGATGCGCAGATAAAAGCCGCCTCGGAGAGATATTTAGAAAAACAAGGAATGACACCACCTGAAATTAAAGCGTATATGGAAGGAAAGAAACTTTCTCCGGATCAGAGTATGCACCTAAAACTAAATCCTTTCTTTATTGAAAATCGTCTGTTTAAAACATACCAGGAAGCGGCAGAATTTGGACTATCGCCAAGATTTCAAAAAATGTCCGATCTTCTTGGACACTATGAAAAACTCCTTCTGCGAACTGCGGCCGCACGAACCTTTATTGAAGACCTTTCAGATGCCGGAAAAATAGCGGTGGAACAAGCGGCTCCAAATACTTGGCAACCGATTAAATACGGTCCGCAAGGAATCAAAGGATATTGGGCATCCCCAAAGATAGGGAACTTTCTAGATGGTATTTTCCGCGGGCATGAGAATATGGGAATGACTGATACTATAATGTCCGCAGTAGCTGAAGCCAGCCGATTTGGCCAGAATATTGCGCTCTCGGCCGGTATTCCATATACACCAGTCAACTTCTTCACTGCCGGGCAGATTATGAAAGAAGTAACCCGGGGAAATTTAAAAACATTTAAGGATTTTATTATTTCCACTAGTGACAAGGCTACTGTTAAATCTCTCCAAAATGATTATAAATATATAGAAATGATGGCGCGAAATGGGATTCCTTTTCGAACCGTGGCCGGAGTGGTAAAAGATAATTTCGAAACTATAAAAACCAAATGGGGGAAATTAGCGACTGGAGTAAAACAATCACCACTAAAACCATCTTCTTACTCTCCTTTCTTTGAAATAGTTGGACAATCAATGGATAATGTTTTTGGAAAAAAGACTTTCGAAAATTTTATGCCTCTGCTTAATGTGCAGATATTCAAAGGCGCCTATACTAATTTAATTAAACAAGGAGTGGCGGATGAACTAGCGCAAGTAACAGCGACTAGAATGACAATGGTGATTATGGGTATCACAGAGGATCTTGGCAGATCGGCACTAACCCAGGATAAATTAACTGCTGTTTTTTTTGCGCCAGTATATCGTGAAAGTATAGTCAATGTGCTTTTAAATATTCCTAAAGCTATGAATCCGGTAACCCGTACTTTAGTTCCAAAAGAAAAAAAATTAGGTCAGAGATCACAAGAGCAAAAATGGCAGTATCAATATCATTTCTTTGAACAGGATTCAAATATCAGAAACCCAATGTATCGATATAGTCGACATCTTTTGGCTGGTCTAGTGGTTGCTTTTGGAGCATATAATTTAATAAATAAAAAATTAACTGGACACTATACATGGGAAAATCCACAAGGACATGAAGCAGATATAATGATTCCTCTGCCAAATGGACAGATTGCCTATTTTCCTTTTATGCCCGGATTTCTAGCTATGCCCAGATCAATAATCGGAGGAACAAAAGGAATTTTGGCCGGCGATGTGAACCAAGCCTTTGAACAATATGGATCTGTATTTAGTATGGTGGTAAAAACTGGAGTTGATGTACTCACAAATACAAATTATTTTGGAGACAATATTTATCAGCCAACCGATCTTCGCGCTGTAAAAATAGAAAAGGTGGCCAAATATGTCGGACTGGAATTTAACCATGCGTACGTAAAGGAATTAATAAATCAACTTACAGACAATCCGAAACCTCTCTATCAATCAATTATTATTGCCAGTGAATTGCCGATTAAATTCACTACCCAGGCGAAAATAGACCAGGGGAAATTTTATGACTTGCTTGATAAAAACAGCCAAGCAAATAAAATAGCGCAGGAACCAGTACAAAAAATTTATGACAAAGTGCAACAATTGATTAAGGAAGGTGGTCATAAAGATGAAATTCTTGCCCTGGTAAAAGATTTTACGCCAGATCAAATTGACATATATAAAAATATTATAAGTGGAGAAAAAACAAAAACCACTACCGCCAACGAACAACGGTTACTTCCGATTGCCGAAAAAGTCCAGCAACTTATTAAGGAAGGAAAAAAGGCAGAGGTTCTAGCTTTGGTAAAAGATTTTACTGACGAGGATAAAAAAGCATTTAAATTAATCATTAAAAAATTACAATAAAACTTTATTTATTATGCCTAATGAGATAATTAACATATGATAAAATCCTTCAAAAAACCCGATCCGATTCCCGAACCACCAGCTCAAAAAATAAAAATTGAGGGCGTGGAAGTTTTGACTATAAAGGGAGACAAAGGAGATTCTCCAACTAAAGAAGAATTGCTTTCTTTAATAGAACCCCTCATTCCAGACCCAGTACCAGGAGAGCAAGGAGATCCCGGGGAGAATTATGTTTTAACCCAAAAAGATAAAAAAGAAATTGCATCAAAAATAGAAGTGCCGGTACTAGAAAAAGTAATAGAAAAACCTATTGTTAAAGAAGTGGCCATACCAGAAACCGCGCAGCAAATAAGAGATAAATTGGAATCTCTTTTGCCTGGTGAAAAATTATCAATTCAAGCTATTGATGGACTGGCGAAAATATTGGAAGGGTTATCCAAGAAAAATAATCAACCGGCAGAAAAAGACGGATATATGAAAGGAAGCGTGCACAATTCAAAAGCCAGTCAAGTTAAATTCATTGATGATGAAACGCCACAGGATAGTGGAGATGGCATAAATTTCACAGTAAAAAGAATTTTCTCCAAAGGTTCTCTAAAATTATATAAAGGGGGTTCGAGAATAAGAGTGACTGAAGATTATACAATAACGGGTCCAAAGAATTTTGCGCTTAATGATGCTTTGCAAGTAGGTGAAATATTATTAGCAGATTATAGAATAAATTAAAAAAAATGAAAAAAATAATTTATACAGTTGTTTTAGGAATCTTGTTTTTTAGTAGTACTGTTTATGGAGCGACAATTCTTTTTCCAAATCAAGGAGGAACCGGAAAGGGAACCGCTACGGCCGGAGATGTTGGAAAATATTTAAAAGTTTCCAATAATTCGCCTCTTACTTATACATTTGATAGTCCAGGAGCTGCTATGACTTACCCGGGTGCCGGCATTCCGCTTTCAACCGGATCTGCTTGGAGTACCTCGATAACAAACAATTCCGCAAATTGGAATACAGCCTATGGCTGGGGAAATCACGCATCAGCCGGATACTTAACGAGTGCGAGTTCGCTTGATCCGTCAAAAGTAACTCAATCAGCGACATATCGGTTCGTTTCTGACACAGAAAAGGGGACTTGGAATGGAAAAGCATCGCCTGCTCTTGATAATTTGGCAAGTGTCGCCATGAATGCAGATTTACAGTGGGATAATACTGCCGCCAGAAATTTCAATATTGCTTCAACTGCAAATACTGTTGTCGGGCGCGCATTGACTATTTCCGCAGGATCAACAGTGACGGCAGGCACAGCAGATATGGCAGGAGGTAATTTGACTCTCAACTCTGGACTAGGCAAAGGCACAGGGGCATCTTCTATCATCTTTCAAACAGGTAGAACACTGACAACTGGCTCAACTTTGCAGACCTTGACTCCAGCAATGACCATACTAGGGTCTGGCAACGTCGGGATAGCTACTACGTCGCCAACCAATATCCTAAGTTTCGGGGGTAATGCTGCTAGAACTGTATGGATGGAGAGGCACACTACGGCTAATACGGCAGGCAACAACCTCACCCTGCAATCTGGTGGGGCTACAGTGGCCGCTACGGATAAAAACTCGGGAATGTTTACCCTTTCACCAGGACTTTCAACCGGTATGGGCTTTTCCTCTATTCGTCTGACATCTCTTTCTCGCGCGGCATCTACGGCTACAGCTGACAACACTTTGGCTGATCGAGTAATAATTCCAAGCCAAGTAAATCTGACAAACAATTCTGCAACTAATCTTTTTGAAGTGGCAACCGGAACAGATACGGCGGGCGGTGGAATAATTAAATTTTCTGTAAATGTTGTTGATACAACAAACCATAAAGTCCAGTCCTATGTCGGCGAAGTAAAATATGAAACTCACAATGAGAACGGAAGTATTGCCGGAACCATCACGGAAGTTATTAGTCCAGTAACTTATCTTTCGGGTGGAACATTGACGACAACTTGGGCGATCACCGCAGGGACCGGAAAGGTTACCATTTCCTTAAATGCAAATTCTAGTTTGGCGACGATCGCAACTGAGAAATTGGAATATACCATAGAGAATTTATCGAGAAATGCAATAACACAGTTATAGTATTATTATTTTAATTAAATAAAATGGATAAAATAACAGAAAAAATAAAAGAATTACAGGTAGATGCGGATTCTACATTTATAACTTTAGTGGCCAGAAACTTCGGATGGGAAGAACAAATACCCGACCCTGAAACTGATCCAACTGACAATATAATGATAAATAATCCCGAATCAGCGGAAGAATGTGTCGGTAGAAATATTGTTATGTATATTCAGCAACTTGCTTTCAATCAACAGGAAGCGGACGACAATGCAGAAATTGCCGATACGCTTGCCCAAATGAAAGAAGAAAAATTACAAGCAAGACAAATTTTAATTAAAAAATTGCCAGTAGAAAAAATAGGAATTAATTGATATACTCTAAATAAGCGGTTCTCCCGTCGGGGAGGGGCAACTTGGGCGACATCAGGTACGAACTGGTGTCGCCCTTCCGCGTTATTATAAGTAATTTTTTCGTACAAAATTATGGAAAAGTTCGAGCAGTTTTTGGTAGTGGAGAAAGGTTTGCAGGCGATTACTATTTTAGGGTATGTTGGCTCGGTAAAAAGAATGGCCAAGGTCATTGGCTATGAACCAACCGAGGAGAAAATAAAGGGATATGTGTACATGCTTTATACTTCCTCTTATTCTTATGCCCATAAAACCAATAGTGTTTTGGCAATTGAACGTTACTCTGAATTTCTTGGCCGACCGCTTCATTTAGGCCGACAGAAAAAACCAAAACAAATTATCAAAAATACTCTAACTGAAGCGGAAGTAACAAAATTAATATTCAATGCAAAAAATATTAGGGAGAAAGCAATAGTTACACTCTTGGCATATAGTGGAATCAGAAATTTAGAATTGTGTTCTCTGCGAGTTCGTGATTTTCTGCCAACGCAAAATGCGGTTAGAATAATTAAAGGCAAGGGGTTGAAAGATGGATTATCTGAGATCTCTCCGGAATGCACGGAAATTTTGATGAAATATTTAGAGGCATTTCCAAGAGGACAAGATGAATTTTTTTTCACCACTTTAGTCAAAAAGCACAATATGGCGACTGGTGACATCCGTAAATTAGTTAAAGTCCTGGCACGTCGGGCAGAAATTACCAAGCGGGTATATCCACATTTATTGAGACATTCACTTTCCGTGAATCTTTTATTGCGAGGCGCGAACATTATGACCTTAAAACAACAATTACGGCATAGTCTCGTAGAAACCACCCTCCACTACATAAATTCTATTGTATTTATTGAGAAAAATCAGTTTCAAAAATTTGTCCCAAGCTACATCTAGAAAACTTTATTTTTCTTGACAGGTGGGATAATTAGCCTATGTGGAATTTCTTAAGAAATCTATTCCATCCCGGGCCTAAATATACCCTAGGAGCTGAAGAAAGCCCTATTGATATTCGCAATATTTCCATTGCTTCTTTTCAAGCGCCAGTAGTTCTACCAGATATATATGAAACGGATATGCCACCGGTGGAAGATCAAAAGAATAAACCCAAATGCGTACCAGCTGGAATCAGTAAGGTTGCAGAATTGTATTTTAAACAGCACGGAATAATTGTTGATTTGTCCGATGATGATCTCTATGCCGAATGCAAGAAAATAGACGGTATACCGGATATTGCCGGAACCTATCCCACTATAGGAGCAAAAATTGCCTGCAACACTGGTATTGCCTCTGTAGATGCGTTTAATACTGGGAATTTAGAAACTATCAATGCCAGTCGTTTGACTCATAAGATGGGTGGATATGCCTTCGTACCGGCTGATTATGAGAGTATTTGCCAGGCAATATATCAAAATAAAGCTATCACGGCATCTTTCGGAGTGGATGCAAATTGGTTTATCGGATTTATCACAAAAATATTAAAATCTATCGGACGACATTATGTGGTACTGCACGGTTTCAGGAAAATTCCCGGTATAATCATTGGACAAAATAGTTGGGGTATATCCTGGATTGGAAGAATTGCCGGAATAATAAATTCAAACACTAAAGCCGGACATTTTGAAATGCTTTGGTCTGACTATGCCGACAATATTTTTGACATCATTGCTTTCACGGATATTCCGCAAGAGATTTTAGACAATGCAAAAAAGCAACCTTATTATTTTGTAAATACTTTACGTAAAGGTTCGCGTGGATATGAAGTGCAGAAACTTCAAGAGAGATTAAATATAAAAGCTGATGGTATTTTTGGAGACGGAACCAAACAGGCGGTAATGATATATCAGTCCGCGCACTCGCTCATAGTAGACGGTATTGTCGGTCCTAAGATGCGAGAGTCATTAAATGGAAAAACATCTAAACTAGATCTCTGGTGCGCGGCAATTAAACAAATGGAGGGAGCAAAACCCGAGAGAAATAATCCCGGTAATTTGCGTTTTAGAAATCAACAATATGCAGTCAATGATAAAGGCTTCTGTAAATTTGATACCTATGAACACGGATATACCGCCTTGCGAAATCTTATTATTAAAGCATGCACAGGGCAATCGAGTCTTTATAATTCTAACGGAGATTTATATCAATTTTATGCGGTATACGCTCCCGATTCGGACGGAAACAATAGTCGCCACTATGCAGAATTTGTGGCTCAATATTTAAATATATCTCCGGACACTAAAATAAAATATTTGATTTAGTGTCCGGCATATATTCCCGCTTTGGATTATTAGTTTAATAAAAAAAATATGTCAAAAACAGATTTAATTGGGTATGTATCGTTATTGGGAGTGGTCGCAACAGGTTTGAAGACTTTAATAGTTTCTACACAACCAAAAACTTTTACAGATTGGTTGATAGTAGTCTTGGGTGGAGTAGGATTTGTTGCTTTTGCTTTCTATGACAAATTGACGGGTACGAAGGCGGAGTCGACAAGTTAATTTTATAGTCCGGCCGGCTTAACCGGCTACTATGTTAACAACATTGGCGACAATGTTTTTGGGAATATCCCTATCGACATCCAGTGTAAAACCTGAAAACTATATAAGACCGTTAGAAGAATATTCGGTCCCGGAACTTATAGAACATTACGCTACCATATACAACCAAGATCCGGAACTTCTTAAAAAAGTTGCAGAGTGTGAAAGCAAGTATGAGAAAGATTTATCCGGAGACGGTGGTCTAGCTTATTCTGTTTTTCAATTTCATAAAGGAACATTTGAAAAATGGAGTAAAGAATTTGGCGAGCTGTTGGATTATGAAAGTTACCACGACAACATTAAACTTGCGGTGTGGAGTTTTTCTCAAGGTGAAAATTATCGAAAGGCTTGGAGTACCTACGTGGCCATTACCAATGGAGGTGAATATTCTTTTTATTCAAAACTGCTAAAAAAACATTTTACTGTTATTTGCAGTTTGTAATTTAGGGTGGTAGCATATATCTATGGAAAAAATAAAAAGGTATTGGTGGATTATTTTTATAATTTTAGTAGCAGGTATTGCTTTTTATTGGTATTCATATCGTCCATATCACATAACGAAATTTTGTATAAAAGCCTCAGCGGAAGAAGCAAATAAAATTCACGGAAATCAAACTGATACAAGATATTTATTTTGGCAGTGTCAAAAATTCTATGGATTAACAGATTGACTTTATTTCAAAAAAGAGGGGATTAAAATTTAATAAATAAGTCCTTCAAAGGAGAATATGGAGAAATACTACGGACACACATTCCGTTTCTGCGAGGTCTGCCTAAAGGAGACACTCCACTTTCTCTTTGAGGGAGAAAGTATTAGAGCGTACGTTTGTCGCAATCAAGAATCTCACCAATACAAGGAGCAGTATGCCCATTCTCAACAGCACTCTATACTGGTGCGAACTTCACAAGCCCACATTCGGTAAGCAGAAAGTCAGACGGTACTGCCGCCGAATCAAGTGCGTTCACTTGAAGAATCAGCCACTCGTGCAGATCTCCGCTCGTCCTCGCAGTTAACTCCGCCTCTCTCCTACCTAAATCGCGCGCCGGCGCTCCCATCCGGTAAAAAACGGCACAACCCCAAAATTGTGCCGTTACTAATTAAAAAGTTCTGCACAAATTCTACACAGGTTTATTAGATAAAATAAAAATCTCTATTTTTTGATTTCATATAATGATTAAAACCGCTTGTCGAGCGGTATTTTTATTATTAGAAATATTTTTTTAGAAACCCCCGCAATTTTTAGTTATGGAAATTTTATATTGACAAATTTCAAGAATAGTATAGTGTCATTCTTGTTATAAATTAATATAAACCACTGACCGAAAGGTTGCGCCATAGATGGCTAAGGCTAAACAGTGGACTTGTAGTATAATATACATAGGCGGTTTTCCGCTTAGTATAGCAATATACGCGCAAGCCCTCCGATTAGCCTCGGAGGGTTTTCGTTTATTATGAAAATAAAAGAATTGTTTGATGGGTATCTGATGTATTGCGCGGCGTTCGGAGGTTTTAGAAATATGGGGAATACGGCAAAGACTCTCTATGAGAAAAAGAGATTTTTGACCGGGGCAATATTTCAGTCGGTCGGAGAAAAAGAAGTCTCTCAGCTCACAGAATACGATATTGTCGCAGTCCGGGAAGCTGGTGTGAAGCATGGGATGTTTGGAGCGCAAAGGTCGGTTTTATATTTCCGCCAGTTGCTCGATTATGCAGAGACCAGGCGAGGGGAGCGCGTGATGTTTAATTATAGGAAAATAAAAATCCCATTTGTCCCCGATAAAAAAATTGAATATCTGACACCGGAAGAATTAACGAGAGTACGAAATGCTTTTGATCTCGGGACACTTGCCGGCGTGCGGACCCGGGCATTGATTGAGTTTATGATGGGCACCGCCTTGCGTATCGGGGAAGTGTGCTCGATAGACAAAGCGAACTTAAATCTTGAAACTGGCAAGTTTTCTTTTCGGGATAAATTCGGCAGTGAACAGGAAGCTACTTGTCCGGAAAATTCTTTATACTGGATAAAATTTTATCTCTCAAAAAGAACTGACGACTGTCCAGCGCTTTTTGTCTCGGGGCGTGGTCGGCTTCTTCCTTCTTCCTCAAAAGGGTACATCCGAACCAAAGTAAAGCCCCTAAATCTACCCAAGAAGTGCGCTCACCATATTATCCGTAAAACATGTGGTACAAATCTTTTACTCGAAACAGATATAAAAAGCGTGCAAGAATTTCTACGACATAAAGACCCAAAGACAACTATGAAACATTACACAGCGATCACCGCTTCGCAGACCAGGGAGGCAACAGCTAGAAATTATACAAATAATTTTGTTTGCAGTCCGGCATAAAAACTTTATTTGTTGGCGAAATATGATAATATTCTAGACATGAGGGGGCCAAAACCAAACTATGAAAAAGATACAAAAGTAAAAATTCTCCGGGAAAAATATCATAAAAAATTCCGGGAAATTGCGGAAGAGATGGAAGAGGATGTTAAAACTACCCATGTAAGATATAGGCGTTCTGGCGGTAAACTTGTTGGTCGGTTATAAAAAAAGTTATCCACAGGGTAGCCTATTTTTGCCTATTGTCTTGTTGGTGGGATATTTATATAATATCTTCATAGAACATTCACAATCAAAGTCTTCGTCAGTCGAGTGTATTCACAAATAAGTTATTATGCCTCCACAATGGTCTAAACGTTAAAATGACCCCACAGTGGAGCAAGAGGTAAAATAGCAAATTTGAAAAGCACTCGAAAGGGTGCTTTTTTTGTTTTTGTTCGGTCGAACGAACATTAAAAAATAAATATTGGTGTGCTTATTCCCTCCCTTGTCTATGGTAGAGCAAGAGCAGGTAAGGTACGGGCCAGACTAGGGTGTCCCAAATATTACATCCTCCTGGACAGGGGATCGACTCCCTGTGAATCATAACCCCAGACAATCGGCTCCCTCCTAAGTGAGATAAGAGCCATAGACGGAGGAAACAGGCACATCAATACTAATTTATGGAAATTTTAAAAGAAATTATTTCTATTCTCGGGCCGGTTGGATTATTTTTTGCAATCGTAAGTATTTTGATTGTTTTATTTATGGTTTTTATTGCAATAAATTGGATAGTGTTTTTTATCTCTCGTTCATGGAGTCGAGGCAAATAAGATATTTATTAAAGCATTATATCTATTCACAGCGGTTCATTTGATCAGTTCTCGAGCTGATCTCCCACTTATAATGCGGGAAAAAATGAATCGTGCTGAATAGAAAAAAATTAAAGTTATGGCAAATCAAAGGAGGATGATATATGCGCAACTCGCAGAAAATAAAGGTTACGCTTTGATGTCTGATAAGGCACAAAAAGTGTACGTCTTTTTAATCGTTCTTGCTGATGATGATGGCCGTCTAAAAGGAGATTCTGAGTGGTTAAGAATAAAGATATTTCCATACAATCCGGAGGTCCTGGTTTCCGACATGAAAGGGTACATAAAAGAAATCGTGAAAACTGGTCTTATAACTTGGTATAAAAAAAACAATGACTATTTTATCGAACATCCAAACTGGGAAAAGTACCAAATTTTAAGGGCGGATAGAAAAAAAGACAGTAACTTGCCACCACCTGACGACAATATGCAACCAAATGACAACCAAATGACAACCAAGCGGGTGCGTAAGTTAAGTAAGTTAAGTAAGAGAAGAGAAGTAACAAACTCCCCCCTCTATCTAAAAAAAATACCGGAGGATGACCTAGATATATTTTACAATCGTTTTGACTGTTCAAAGAAAGCAATTATTTCAAAGGGAGAGGACTTGGCGGCGTGGTGTGAAACAAATGGTCGAGTAAAGAAAAATTATAAAACATTTTTATTGGTTGCTCTTAAAAAAGATTTTCCCGAGAGAAGAGAACCAGTTAAAAAAAATATTAGTTTTTCAAGACTACCCGATTTAGAAGTTACCGGAGTAGATACACCCGAGGTGCAGGAAAAAAGAAAGAAGACGTTGGATAAAATGCGTAAGGATTTAATAAAACTAGGGGTACTTTAAAAAACAATGAAAATCAAATTTGAAATAAAATCAAATCCTAAAAGTTCTTATTCAAGTAATCTTTTTACCATTTTTATGGAAAACAAGACGGACGATAATGTTGAATTTTTAATAACGAAATTTAACCTCCGGCAGTTATCAATGGGGGATAGGCAGGTCGTAGCCGAAAAATCTGATATTCCTATAAACGATGGCCTTCTGACAATGAGTAAAATTAATTTAAAGAAATTTATCGCAGCATTACAATTATTATCAAAAAGTTAAACGGCTCGCAACCTACTGCGGAAAAAGAAATGAATAAATATAATCAAGAGTTACCTAAGGAAGTAGAAAATAAGTTGGATGCCTACATTGAAAGAATAAAAGCAATTAAGTGGTTTAAACCGGAAGCTAATTTAGATAAAGAAAAAGTAGAGAGTAATTTAAAAGTTGCTCTTGAGGCATTTGGGGTAAAAGCCAGTGTTGAATATCGGTCCCTAAAAACGGCGGAGGACTGGGGTGCCGCTTGGGATGCCGCT